CACAGGCGAAAACCGAAGGAGTTCTAAGGTACAACGATGTAAGACCGTTGATTTCTGCAATCGCAGGAGTCGAGGACTTTGAAACATTCACGATGAATGGGAAAATGCAGAACATCACTCTGAAAAGCGAGGAGTACCCGGACACCGGTACCCTTAATTTTAGTTAGGGGGGGTGTGAATGTGGAAAAGTTTGATTTAGAGAATTTCCCGGTCAGTGAGAGTGCGAAGAACATGATTGCCTCAGTGTCAGACGGCTTTTACGACAATTCCTATGTTGGAAAGTGGCTGTTCGAGGTCATGGGCCAGGAGTACGACGCAGCAAGAGAAATAGCTGAGGATATTCTGAACCAGCTGTTTCCGGAAACTGCCACCTGGGGACTGATGTACCACGAGATTAAATGGGGACTGCCGGTGCGAGAAAACCTTCCATACGAGGAGAGACGGCAGTTAATTTACCGGAAGAGAGACTACAGGGCGCCAATGACACCTTATCGGATGGAAGGGTACTTAAAAACCGCCACCGGATTTGATGTACGAATTGCAGACATAAATGATCCGGGAGATTATGGTTTCGTGGCACCACACCCGAATGTGTTCAAAGCATATTTCATGGGCGAAGGGACACTTGCATCAAAGCGAGCGAGAACTATGCTGAATGAGCTGAAACAGTCACACACGATGTTTACGATGAATGACCGAACCGAGATTGTATCAGACAATCGGAACTTAGAGGAGATGAATCTGAAAAAGATAATCTTCCATATCGCAGAGTCATTTTGGTATAGCGATCTGCTGGATGGAAGAAAACTGCTGGACGGTTCCAGCCTTCTTTATCCGTATATGAGATACAATCTGATGCTTGGGTTTAAGTATATGCTCGGTGGATTTACAACACCGACAGACGCAGACCTGCAGAAGGTAAAATTCAGAGCAGAACAGGAAACAGAAAATGATGTCAAGGCAGGAGCAATCCGGATCGCCTCGGACATCATTTTTTGGAATACGCACCTATTGGATGGTTCGTGGGATTTGGACGGCTCACATAGGCTTGATGTTTTGAGAGGCTATGAATTGGGTGTCGCAATCGTTGCAATGGTTGCCTGCGCCTATAACGAGGTTACAGAGGTATTAAAACTAAGAAGTAGATATGAAACATTGACAGGCTCAGACATTGGTTCAGTAATGCGTTCCAGGTTTGAGCTTGATTTTTGGAACACCGTCTATTTGGATGGAAAGTTACTGCTCGACGGCAATACGACGTTGGGGTATAAAGCCGGTAACAAGAGACTGGAATCATCAGTTACGCACAGATTCGGTATCGAAAGAGAAGATGAAGATGCAGAGGTCCAGGTCGTTACCAAGACGAGGAATTACTGGTTTCTTGACGGCTGCAATACGCTGAACGGCAAGAAGAACCTTAATTCAATCTATAGAAAGGAGTATATCCAATGAGTACAGAAAAGAGCAAAAATGTGGTAATCACAAAGAAGGCCAGGGAGAACCTGGTTAAGGCGAGAGCCGGTGCGATCACACTTCCGAAGATTATCGGTATGGCGTTTGGAGAAGGTGGAGTGAACAGCTCCGGTACGGTCATTGCACCGTCGGAATCCCAGTCTAAGCTCAACAATGAATTGTTCCGCAAAGCCATTGACGGTTACAGCTTCCCGAACGACACGACCTGCAGATACGAATGTACCCTTGCAGAGAGTGAACTTGCTGGAAAAGAAATCAGCGAGATCGGACTGTACGATGCCAATGGCGACATTGTGTGCATCAAGACCTTTACCAGGAAGGGCAAGGACGATGATGTAGAGCAGACATACGTGCTTGACGACATCTTCTAAGCCGGAAAGGAGGCAAAACGTGAAGAATTACACACCGAAAACGAGAAATTTTTCTCAGTCCGTGCCGAATGTTGAGGTTACGGATACAAACCATGCAGACAACATCAACGCAGCATCTAAGCAGCTGATTGAGAATGACAATTATCTGAAAGACAGAATGGACGATGAAGGTTTTTCTCTCGTGGATGGCGTTCTGTGTCAGACATTTGAAGAATAAGGAGGCATACAAGAATGAGTAAAGTAACAAAACCGGTAGTGCTGGACGAAACAGCAAAGCAGGTCGTAGCTCAGATTCAGTTACAGAATGAGATTTTGACATCACTTGCCAGCGGCATTAACTATAAGCCGACATCCATCAAAGACGTACTTAATGTTGTACGCGCAGGCCAGGCAAGTAAAGTGTTCCAGGTGGGCGATCAGATCATCGTTCCTTGGACGGATATTACAAACGGACAGAAGTATGAGGTACCGCTCGATATTACATCATTTGGCACTTCTACGCTGCAGGACGGCGAGGAACTTCCGAGCATGACCGTACAGTGGCACTATGCCACACCGTTTGGAGTGCAGTTCAATCAGTACCAGGCGTTTTTCTATGCGACAGAAGGACTTGCTGCAGGAACGTACTATATTGAGATTGGCACTACATGGGGTGACAAAGGATATTGCGTAGCCGGAAAAAAATACCAGTTTACGCTCACAAAGCCTGTGCCAGCAGGCGGACAGCTTGCCGGATTCAGAGGCGCACCGGATCAGGCACCTTCTACTTGGAAAGTATATTCATACAACAGTAAGACGGCGGTGGACGCTATTGAGACGGTTCCGGTAACAGAAGGAAGTTCCGGAACAAGCCTCGGAGTCTTAAAGTTCGGAGGAGATGGAAAACTCAACTGCTTGCAGAGAACAGCATACGGCTACAACAGATGGTCCCAGTCAGCAATGAGGCAGTGGCTTAACTCTGATAAGGGAGTAGGCGAGTGGTGGACTCCACAGAATGATTACGACAGATGCCCGGATCAGCTTGCAACAAAGGCCGGCTTCTTAACAGGTTTTGACGCAGATTTCCTGGAAATCCTCAGACCGACAAAGGTTGTAACAGCGCTCAATACCGTTACGGATTCCACAAGCAGCAACTCAGTTGAACCGCTCGAAACAACGTATGACAAGATTTATCTGCCTGCGTTGGAACAGATGTCTATTGAGCCGGAACTTGCAGGAGAGGGTTCTACTTGGGAATATTGGAAGAGAGCTTCTAATATGACAACCAAGATGAAAAAATGGCAGACATACCCTCAGATTCGTAC